ACAGCACGCATAGTCCGAGGAAACGGGTCGAAATACATCGAATTCGACATGGGGTTGACCCAGCCACGACGGGCAAAGCCATCCTCGCCGGACTTGCCCCACTTCTTGCCACCGGACGACCGACTCGAGACCGAGATCGATGACACTCCACGCTTGCGGCCACGAGCACTCCGGCTAGTAGAACGGCCACGCGATACCATAGACATGTTTGAATCGTCGTGCAATTCGTAAGAAATTAGAAGTTGTACCTTTTGATCACTGCGTTCGGCTGTTTGATCTGATCTTTAGGTCAGACTAAACGGATCATTTTGTGCCAAAATGATCTGATAGGCATTAAAATTCTAGAAAAAACCCATTAGATCATTTTGCGCTATTCAGCATAATCTAGATTTTTTCGGTAATGCCTATCTGTTGTTTAGTCATGGAGAAACGAAGAAAACTCCATGGAAATTTCCCTCTCTAAGAAGGACCAAGGTCCTTGAGCTCTGAGAACTCAACGTAGTACTCAATGTTGACTACAACGGCGACTGCGTCGGGGTTGTTGGTCGTCAGGTTACCCTGACTCCAAATGTCGAAGTACATCTCCTCAGCTGGGTTTGATCCGAAGAGGGCCGTCGTAGCTTGGCCCTGACCAGGAAAAGACTGGGCTGAGTTGTACTCCATGATGAGTGTCATCGGGGTGCGGCCACCCGCGAGAGGAATGAACTTGGTCGGCTTCACCTCCCGAAGAGTGTCGAAATCCAGCTGAACAGAAACATCATCAGTGAGCGAAATACCCACGATGTTGTTTGCACCGTTCGAAGCATTGGTAATTTTGCAAACACTCTTGACAACACGGTAGTGATTGTAAATGTTCTGGTAGGTATCATGCCCGTAGGGCTGATGACCAACTCCGGTGTAGTTCGGATCAAAGATCGAACCAGCACGGAAGACGTAATGGGCAGGGGTGAGAGCAGTCGCATCAAGGTTGACAGTTTCACTGTAACGCAACACAGCACGCATAGTCCGAGGAAACGGGTCGAAATACATCGAATTCGACATGGGGTTGACCCAGCCACGACGGGCAAAGCCATCCTCGCCGGACTTGCCCCACTTCTTGCCACCGGACGACCGACTCGAGACCGAGATCGATGACACTCCACGCTTGCGGCCACGAGCACTCCGGCTAGTAGAACGGCCACGCGATACCATAGACATGTTTGAATCGTCGTGCAATTCGTAAGAAATTAGAAGTTGTACCTTTTGATCACTGCGTTCGGCTGTTTGATCTGATCTTTAGGTCAGACTAAACGGATCATTTTGTGCCAAAATGATCTGATAGGCATTAAAATTCTAGAAAAAACCCATTAGATCATTTTGCGCTATTCAGCATAATCTAGATTTTTTCGGTAATGCCTATCTGTTGTTTAGTCATGGAGAAACGAAGAAAACTCCATGGAAATTTCCCTCTCTAAGAAGGACCAAGGTCCTTGAGCTCTGAGAACTCAACGTAGTACTCAATGTTGACTACAACGGCGACTGCGTCGGGGTTGTTGGTCGTCAGGTTACCCTGACTCCAAATGTCGAAGTACATCTCCTCAGCTGGGTTTGATCCGAAGAGGGCCGTCGTAGCTTGGCCCTGACCAGGAAAAGACTGGGCTGAGTTGTACTCCATGATGAGTGTCATCGGGGTGCGGCCACCCGCGAGAGGAATGAACTTGGTCGGCTTCACCTCCCGAAGAGTGTCGAAATCCAGCTGAACAGAAACATCATCAGTGAGCGAAATACCCACGATGTTGTTTGCACCGTTCGAAGCATTGGTAATTTTGCAAACACTCTTGACAACACGGTAGTGATTGTAAATGTTCTGGTAGGTATCATGCCCGTAGGGCTGATGACCAACTCCGGTGTAGTTCGGATCAAAGATCGAACCAGCACGGAAGATGTAATGGGCAGGGGTGAGAGCAGTCGCATCAAGGTTGACAGTTTCACTGTAACGCAGAACAGCACGCATAGTCCGAGGAAACGGGTCGAAATACATCGAATTCGACATGGGGTTGACCCAGCCACGACGGGCAAAGCCATCCTCGCCGGACTTGCCCCACTTCTTGCCACCGGACGACCGACTCG